GTGACATATTACCATTAGGTATTATATTACCTGCGACGAATGCTCCTGAGTCTTGCGATGCAATTACATCAAACTCTTCTGCATTAATATCAGCTAAACTAATAGGAGTGCCAGTAACTCTTTCATAAGCAATAGTTTCAGAACCTGCAATATCTGAGGAAGGAAGTGCATAAGCACTTGACGTTGATGTTATAGTACCATCTCCAACGTATTCTTCAAACATAATACCATCAAACCACATATTAACGCCACTTCCAGCATCATTATCTAATCTAAGTACACCACCATTAGCAGTATCAGCACTAAGATCAATAATACCAGAGAATCTAAACCAAACATCAGCGGTAACAATGTTACCACTAGTCGCTGTATATGCCCCAGAACTGTTAGTTCTAATTTGTAATTGAATAGCACTATTAGGTGAATCAGTTCTTACAAACACACTAAATAACCATTTCTTATTAGGTATTAATCTAACATTATAATTGTTTTCATCAGAGCCTAAATGCAAATATGCATTAGCACCTGTAGCGGCTAATTTTAATGTTTGAGTACCATAATATATCTGTGCGTTATCTAACGTAACTGTAACAGCATTAGTGCCTGTCATTGTTGGTATTGTCGTATCTTCAAAAACGGAAAAACTATGATTAGCTATATTAATACCACTACCAGCACTTACAGTCGCTGTTACATCGGCGTTGTCAGAAGGTTTAGTAGCACCACCAACTCTAGCAAAAGCTATATTGTCCGTTGTACCAGTTGTAATCATTACAGCGCCAGCATCATCATATATAGTTATATCATTAGCTTGTATAGCACCATTTTTATCTATATTCCAACCAGTTTTAGTACCAGCATTCCAATTAGTTGATTCAATTGTATTACCAATCTTAGCATTAGTTATTTGACCATCGTTTATATGAACGGTATTTATTAATGCATCAGCTATTTGAGCACTGCCTGTTATTACTGCTTGACCGGTTATTAACTGATTAGCACCTACAGTACCTGCAAGGATAGTCGAACCGTCTATAATGGGAGAACCATTACCTACTATAAGATTAGTACCTCCTTTATAAGTTGCAACAACAATGATTCCTGTACCTAAAGCTACAAGTGGATCTGAAGTTGAATTTAATAATAATTGAGATTTTGTATAATATATATATTGAGTACCTGAAGTCCATGTAGCGTTCCCTGCTACAACAGCATAAGTTGTTGTTGTATCATTATCGTTAACATGAGCATTACCAGCAGTCCAAGATACTTGATCAGAACCAGGATCATCCGGAGTAAACGTTAATCCATCAAAAGCAAATGATAATATATCACCTGATATTGAAGTCGTTGATTGTTCACTTGAGTAGTTTAATCCGTCCTTATCAAATGTATCATAAGCAGCTATTTGATAGTAAAAAGTAGTACCAGAAGCTTGTTCAATTGAAACATAATTATCAGGCCCATCATATACTTCATTACCAGCATTAGGAGTAAATGAACTAGTTTCCGATGCATGTATTTTATAACCTACAACGTCTAATTCAGTACTAGTCGTAATATTTACATAAGTAATACCTATACCGCTATTTAAACTATATGAAATAATACCAGGAACTGGATTAGTAAATGTAGCTTCTTTATATGTAGTAGAGACTCTAGTTAGTGCATCAACAGCATATATGCGTACTTTAACAGTTCTAAATACTTCATCTTCCATTAACATATCATTATAATAATATGAATATGTCAATATCGAATGATCTATATATTTAGTAATGAATATAGTATTAGATACAGCATTGATTATTTCTATCTTCCATTGAGAAACCCAAGTATCAGTAAGTAGTGCGTTAGTTGGATTATCTTCCCACGTAAATATAAGATCTTTGCCCTGAAATTCAACACCAGTTGTATTCTTAGTATATAAATTAATAGGTGGATCTAATAAAGTCTGCGACGAGTCAACAGTAAATGATGCATATTCCTCGAGTGATTGTTTACCATCAAATGAAATAGCTGTAATGCCTACTTTATATTCACCGTCAGTTACATTGCGAATAAAATATTCTTTTACAGTGCTTTCATGGAACGGAGACCAAGGATCTAATTTTCTAGACCATCTAATTCTAAAGTTACCTACAGTGGCTGTATCTTGTGCCCAAGTAATCTTAAGATCAGCTGAATAACCAGAAACATCATTATTATAGGTAATAACTGCAAATGCAATGTTGAATACTTTAGAAATGACATCATCACCAAATATCTCTGAGTAAACAGGAAGTGTAATGTTTTCATCTAAGCCTTGTTCAACTATTTGATATTTGAATTTATCATGAAATTGAGCAGTTAACGTTACTTTGCCTTTTTCAGTTTCAGATATCGATACTATTCGAAACTCTCTAGGCTCTACATGGCCAATTGAATAACAATAGAATTCCTTATCACTATAATCACCAACAGGTAAAGCCGATTCAATAGTAACTGAGGATAGAAAGTCACCGCCAGCTGATGTAATCGTCCTGCCTATTATATCATTATAGTCTAAACTAGTGACACCAATAGAGTAAACAATACCTGACTGTAACGTAACTGGTACACCAAGAGTTAATGTAGTACCTACAGCTGATTCAATCCTACCGGTTAGATATTCACCATTACCACTATTGCTAGCGTAATCGTTATCCATAACCTTAACAATTTCACCAACGCCTATATTGACGCTGTTAAGTCCCATGCCAAAAGTAACTAAGTCACCTTGTTTAGCTTCTGTATACAATATCCAACGTGCCATACGAAGCGCTTCAGAGTCAGTAGTAGCACCAAACGCAACTAAATCTTGTACATTATAACCCCATATTTCAATACCATTACCATAATTAACAGTGTTTCTATTATCAGACGTATTGTTCTCTAATGAGAGAGTTCTAGGTAAATATGAGTCATTCTTATCACTAAATGTAACGTTAACAGCAGTTGTTCTTTCTGAATTATCGAAACCTGAATAAACAAAAGTCCCATCAATTACATTAGAGTTGTTTATAATACGAACAGCAGTGCCCGGTCGATCTTGTATAACAGTTACTAAATTGCCTACAACCGATATAGTAGCACGCATAGTACTAGCTATAGCATGTAACAGCTGCCAAGCATCAGTTTGAACTTGTATAACAGTATTGAATGTGAATCTTACTTCAATACCACCAAAAGCATCAGCAATCATTTCGTCACTATATACAGCGGCGTTATAAAATGACCATTTATTAACTGTAACAGTTTGATTTAAATATGTTTCAACACCATATCTTGAATTGATAACAAAATTAAGCAAATGCCAAGCTGGATTATCTGTCCATGCATATTTAAACAAACCATCCCAAGGTCCATTATAACTTCTTTGAAGTACATTATAGTTACTAGGAACTAATACTTTAACGCCCCAAACTGTATAAGTTCTTACAGGTATCCTATTACCTACTGCTTCAGCAGGGACAGATAATCCAATAAGTGCTGTATCGTTATAAGTTTCTAATTGTTCTTGTATTTCAGTCCATCTTGACCAATGTAGTAAAGATTTCTTAGAAGCTAATGCATCATCAGCGGATATTCTCTTAACTCTAATATCCCACTGTTCAGCAGGTGCTCTAACTATATGAGTAAATTCATATTTACTAGTAGTTTTACCTTTAAGTGTTTTATCAACAACAGTGTTCCATGAACTACCGGCTGTTGGTTTTACAGCGATTTGATAACGTACCTGATAACCATTAAGATCACCATTAGTTGTATTTTGTTCCCAAAGACCATTTGTAAGTTCTAATGAAACCCTAGCAAAGTCTATGTCATTGCCTATAACAGTTTGAGTAATCGCACCACCTGCAATTGAAATTGGAGTACTTTTAACATGTTCCGATTCAATATTAGCAAAACCACCAATATGTGGTTGATCAGGAGTACCTGTCCTCATTGCAACAGCCACGTTGTTGAAGTTCCAACTTCCGTTAGCATTTTTTAAAGGAGTACCATTAAACTTAATGTTTTGTTCACCATCAATACCTGCAATTTCACCTTCAGATATAACTTCAAGTACCTTTATAATAGCTGATGATCTTAGTGTATTTGGTGCTTCAACAGCAGCTCTAACTTCACCATCTTTACCACCGCCACCGTTATGAACTCTAATCCAATGATCTGGAGTACCTACAAAGTAAGTATGTTGTGGGCTAACTTCAAAATTATATACTTTAAAATCAGGAGCATACTCTGAATAAGGTTTGATAACAATATCTGTTATTTCTATTATTTTACCATCAATATCAGTTAAATGATCACCTATATTAAATTCAGTTGCTAAAGAGTGTTCATTAGTTTTTATATTAAATAAAGCATGGTTGCCAGTACATACTAAGTTACCACCATTAAAGTAATAAAGATCATCAGTAATGTCAGTGCCTTGATGAATATGTACTTTTACAATTTTTCCGTAATCTAATTCACCGTATCTGTCATAAGACAGTATAATGTCGCCTATTTTAAGTGTTTCTATAGGTTGATGACCGTGCATAGTTCTAACGAATGTACCAGCTGGGAAACAACCGCCACCACCACCAGAACCATGAACTAGTTCTTTACTTTCTTCTTGTTCTCTTATTACTTCACACTCATCGGTGTTATAGTAATAAAGATCATAGTATCTATTATTAAAATCTGTCATTATAATTGCTCAACATACATACCAGCTGAAATAACTGTCGAGCCGGTTTCATGAATACCACAAACAACGGGAACTGCTCCGCCTTGCTCAACAACATTGACAGCACCATTAAAAAGAAACGAAGGCCTTTGATCTACTTCAGCACTTTCATAACCTCCAAGTTTAGGGGATTTAGTAAGTAATGCTGTAACACCTCCTATAACTACACCAATGCCTGCACCTATAATTGCTGCACCTAATGGTCCAGCAAATACAGCTACAACAGCTCCGATGATTATTAAAATAACACCTAAAATAATTCTAAGTACACCACCAGAGCCTTTAACCTTAGGAAACACATGAATTTCCTCATAAGGTATTAACAGTTGAATCTCTTCATCGCGCATAAGATTATCAGATTCAATAGGATTATCAGTAGTTATATCTTTACGCTCACCAGTAACTATATGCCATTCATTGTTTCTTATAGTTTGTTTAAAGTCAAAACCTATATTAGTAACAAGTCCTTGAAATATATCCTGTATATTAGAACCGTAAATAGTCATACCATCAGTGCCAAACTCTTCGCCTAATGAACCGTGAAAGAACACAATGTGTTTTATATTATCCATTTAATTACCTCATTTGGTTGGAAGTCTAAGCACCATTGAAAGTTGTCTATACCATTTCTTAATTGAATCATAACCTGAAATCCTATCATTGAGATGATGTAAAAATTTATCATCTTCAATAACAACACCAATATGATTAATATGGTGCGTACTAATGCAAAACAAAAGTATATCACCAGCTATCGGTGTTTCGTCGGAGTTGATTAATGGTTCAAATCCATAACTTAGAAAGTGTGGTTTTATATATGATGAATCCCATTCATACCAATCAGCAGGTCTTGGATGAGAACCTAAATCTAAATTATATTTCATCCAGTAATAATCTCTTGCAATAGTATAGCAGTCAGTTACGTTATTTACATATTTTCTTCCAATAAGTTCAGGAAGTTTGTTATTATCACCAAACCACAATATATCTGTTACATTTTCACCATCGCAATGAACAATACCGAATTCAACGTCTAATAACTGTTGAGTCTTCATATCAGAATGACTAGGAGTTCTAGGATCAAAATGAAACGAAGTCATT